ACTGGAAACTCAAATTGAGCGAATCAGAAAAAAATCTAATCGGGAATATCTTGAAATCGTTTGCTCAAACAGAAACGTATGTAAACGATTATTGGGCAACAAAGGTAGCAGTATGGTTCCCTAAACATGAAATTAAAGCTATGGCGTGTGCATTCGCTGATTTTGAATCAATACATGCTGAAGCTTATGCTCGTTTAAATGAAGAACTTGGATTAGATGACTTTGAGGCGTTTATGGAAGACGAGGAAGCAAAAGCTAAAATCGATCGTCTAGTTGAATTACCTGGAGACACATTACGTGATAAAGCACTTTCATTAGCTATATTCTCTGCATTTACAGAAGGTGTTAACTTGTTCTCTTCATTTGCTGTGCTAATGTCTTTCCAATTACGTAGAACTATGATAGAAGAAATGCCTGAACTAAATAATCCTATAATGACTCAACAAATATATGAAGCCTGTGACCTTTCAGTAAGACTTGAATTTGATTTTATCGATAAGGCTTTTGAAATGGGTGAAATTGAGGGATTAAATAAAGAACAACTAAAAAACTTTATTAAAGAAAGAGCTAATCAAAAACTAATAGAACTTGGATACCAATCCATGTACAATGATATAGATCCTAGTTTACTTAAACAGATGGAATGGTTTGGCCATTTAACCAGTGGAGTTGAACATCAAGATTTTTTTGCTGGAAGAGTGACTACATATGCTAAATCTACATCTGATTGGAGTGATTTATAAAAGAGTCAACTACTTGTCCCCTTTTCAATATGTATAATAAAACAACATATGGAAAAGAAATGTACAAAATGTAAAGTAATCCAACCTATAGAAAATTTTTACTGGAGGAAAACTCGAAACAACTACTCTCCAAAGTGTAAACCTTGTTGGATAAATGAAAGTTTAGAGTATGCTCAAAAAAATAAAGAAGCTAGAACAGAATATTACAATGAGTGGAGAAAAAATAATGATGGTTGGAAACAATACCAACGAGAATATAAAAGAAATTCTACCCCACAACAACGAGTAATATTTAATTTAAGGAACAGAGTTTATAAATTGATGCTAAAAGAATATAAAAGTCAAAAAACTTTAGACCTTATAGGTTGTAGTAGAGAGGAATTTATGTTACATTTAGAAAAACAATTTAATGAAAATATGAATTGGGAAAACTATGGAACGTATTGGGAAGTAGATCATATAATTCCACTAAGCAAAGGAGGTACAATAAGATGGGATAATTCAAGACCCTATTTAATCTCAGATAATAGAAAGAAATATAACAAAATACAATAAAGCAACAAATATGAGCAAAGTGAATATAGACACAAGTAAATGGGTAAAAGGCAAAGACTACCCAGAGTGGTTAGACGAAATTGGTAGATCCATAGTTTCACAAGGATATTTACTACCAGAGGAAAATGTATTTAAAGCATTTAATCGAGTAAGTAAAGCAGCGGGACGTAGACTAAAACGTAAAGATTTAGTACCGTTTTTCTTTGAGGCAATGGAAAAAAATTGGTTGTGTCTTGCATCACCTGTACTTTCAAATTTAGGTACTGAACGTGGAATGCCTATCTCATGTTTTGGAATTGATACAGACGATTCAATTGAAGGAATTGCATTAGCAAACTCTGAGTTGATGCGTTTATCATCTCAAGGTGGAGGTGTAGGTATTGGTGTATCTCGAATTAGAGGGAGAGGTAAAGAAATTGCTGGTAATGGTGTTTCTGAAGGTGTAGTTCCATGGGCTAAAATTTATGATTCAACTATTCTAGCTACAAACCAAGGTTCAGTTAGACGTGGAGCAGCTTCAGTTAACTTACATATCAATCACCCAGATATCGAAGAATTTTTAATGATTCGTCGACCAAAAGGAGATGTTAACCGCCAGTGTTTGAACTTACACCAATGTGTAGTGATTGATGATGATTTCATGAACAAGTTAGAGGAAAAAGAACCACGCGCTTTAAGATTGTGGGGAGAAATCCTTAAAACACGTTTGGAAACAGGTGAACCTTATATCATGTTTGAAGATAATGTAAACAACAACAATCCTCAAGCATACAAAAACAATAACTTGCATGTTTCAATGACAAACATTTGTTCTGAAATTGCACTTTATACAGACCCACTTCATTCATTTATTTGTTGTTTATCTTCTTTGAATTTAGCACGTTGGGACGAATGGAAAGACTATACATTTGAAAATGGTATGACTTTACCTGAATTAACATGTTGGTTTTTAGAAGGTGTATTGCAAGAATTTATCGACAGAGCAAAGAATGTTAAATTCATGGAAAACACTTACCGCTCAGCACTTAAAGGTAGAGCAATTGGTATTGGTGTTTTAGGATGGCATACATTCTTACAAGAAAAAGGTATTCCATTTGCTGGTATACAAGCAAATTCTTACACTCGAATTATGTCTCAATTTATTGAGGAAGGAGCATTAAAAGCATCTCGTGACCAAGCAAAAGAATATGGCGAACCAGAATGGTGTAAAGGTACAGGTTTGAGACATACACACCACTTAGCTATCGCACCAACAGTATCAAATGCTAATATTTCAGGTGGTGTTTCACCTTCAATTGAACCAATCCCTGCAAATGTATTTAACTTAAAAACAGCTAAAGGTACATTTATCAAGAAAAACCCAACACTAGAACGTTTACTTGAATCAAAAGGATACAACATCGATAGTATTTGGGAACAAATTGCTAAAGATAAAGGTTCAGTAATGGGATTACCTGATCATATTTTGTCGGATGAGGAAAAACAAATTTTCTTGACATTTAAAGAAATCAACCCATATGAAATTGTTCGTCAAAATGGTATTCGTCAAAAATATGTTGACCAAGCAATTTCACTTAACTTAACATTTGATCCATCTGATTCACCTAAGTACATTAGTGAAGTACACAAATTAGCTTGGAGAGAAGGCATTAAAACCCTTTACTACATGCGTTCAGAAAGTATTTTAAGAGGAGATAATCTTCAACGTACAGCAGATTGCATCAGTTGTGAAGGTTAAGAATATAGTAACATAAATTGGACGGGGCTAAGTAAATCTTAGCCCCTTTTTTTATATGTATAATAAAAAGAAAACTATGTTACCATTAATCGCAGACACAACAGCAACAACCACAACACCTGACTTTGGAGTATTTGCTCAACTTGCAGACTACGGCCCACTTGGCTTAGCAGTTTTAGCTTTAGGCTATGTTGCTTGGATTTTTATTAAGCGTCATTTAGCTGAAAAAGATCGTTTACAAGCAGAGTTAAAAGAAAAAAATACCACAACTAAAAGAAAAACTAGGAAGTAATGTCATTCGGACCTTTTGAAGTATTAACACAGTATGGAGTACTAGGATTTGCAGTCCTTGGATTGGGTTATTTGTGTTGGATGTTTCTTAACCGTTTAATGAAAAGTGAAGAAGACTTAAGAGCTAGAGTAGAAGAATTAGAGGGTGATTATAGAGAAGATCTAGAGAAAAAACTAGACGAAAGCACTGAAAGTTCTAAAAGCTTAAGAGAAACGGTATTAATGTTGTTTGGAAGTAAGAAAAAGTAACTATGAAGAAAAAACTACTTATTGTAGGAGCCTCATTTATAGCCTTAATTCTCCTTGATATTTTTTCTAGTGGTCATGGTCACGTAGTAGTCGTAGAAGACAACATTCAACTTACTGGAGAAAATAAACAACTCACTAAAGCAAATAAAAAATTAACAAATAGTGTTAACCAATTAGAAGCTGAAAAAGAAGAATTAATAGAAGATAAAGAGAATTTACAAGAAATGGTTTCTGAAGTAATAGGGGACTTAGATAGTACCAAATCAGTTGTGAAAGATATTAAAAAAGAGTTAGCAAATGAAAAGGATATTGTTCGTAAGCAGTCTAATGGTAAGCAGTTTGAGTTTCAGCCAATCACGTTACCCACTTCAGACGGTAATTGATGGCGATTCAGTGGTTATTTTAACAAAAGCACAAGCTGATACTATTAATTCAATTTTTGACAGTCAAAAAGCTAAAATTGCAAAATTTAAGCAGGAAACAAAAATAAAAGACTCTATTATCTCATTAAGAGATACCCTATTAATTTTCTATACTTCAAAATATACAGAATATAGAACTATAGTAGAAACCAAGTTCATCAAAGAAGAAATAATCGATTCAGTGTCTGAATGGTTGCTTGCAAGAGCCAAAGAAGGAGCTTGGATATATTACTCCTATAGAGATCAAGAAGTAGTAGCAGTAAATCTTTCAGATTATATAGTACGAAAAGATGATTTTACCGGAGATATAACATTTTATAAACGAACAGAAGAATGTCCACCAAATGATAAAGATGAAAAAGAACCCTCAAAGGACTGGCAGATGGACATAGCTAGACCCTTTAGGCCTAAATTAAACAAAATAAAACTAAAATTATGAAAAATTTCTTTAAGCAGTTATTTGACGACAACAATTCAACTAACGAAAAATCAGTAGTTGGTTTTATTGCATTTTTTATGCTATGTGTAGCACTAGCAGTAGACTTAATAACAGGTGCTTATGGTGATCCATTAGTACTTAACGAATTCATTTTTGATGGATTTATGGTAATAGTTTTAGGTGCATTTGGAATCGCTTCAGTAGACAAATGGATCAATAAAGGTAAAAATAATAACAACGAAACAGAAGAGTAATGAGTTTAAAAAGTTTACAAGAAAGAGCAGGAGTTGCAGCTGATGGTGCATTTGGTCCTGGAACTATGAAAGCCGGAATGGCGTTATTGAAATTAACCCCAATTCGTGCAGCACATTTCTTTGCACAAACATCACACGAAACAGGTGGTTTTAAGGCATTCAGCGAAAACCTAAACTATTCAGCACAAGGTTTGCAAGGTATTTTCGGAAAATATTTTCCTGGTACATTAGAAGAATCTTATGCTCGCCAACCTGAAAAAATTGCTAACCGTGTTTATGCATCTAGAATGGGTAATGGAGATGAAGCTTCAGGTGATGGTTGGAAATACAGAGGTCGTGGTGCATTGCAATTGACTGGTAAAGCAAATTACGAGGCATTTGCAAAGTATTTAGGTACAGACGAAGTTGTTACTAATCCTGATCTAGTAGCTACAAAATATGCTTTTGAATCAGCAATGTTCTTCTTTGAAAGAAATAAATTGTGGGCTATATGCGATAAAGGAATTAATGATGCTGCAATTTTGGAATTAACAAAACGCATCAACGGAGGTACTCACGGTTTAGAAGACCGTAAAGCAAAAACATACAAATATTATCAATTCGTTAAATAAATAAACTATGCAATTAAGTGAACATTTATCTTTATCAGAAGTAACCCGCAGTGAAACTGCAAAACGCAGAGGAGTTTCAAACATGCCAACAGAAGCTCATATTGCTAATTTCAAACTATTAGCTGAAAATATTTTTGAGCCAATTCGTAACCATTTTGGCAAACCAATCTTTATTTCATCTGGATATCGTTCAGCTGAATTAAATAAAGCTATTGGCGGTGCTGCCTCTTCACAACATTGCCAAGGTGAAGCAATTGACATCGATATGGATGGCCGTCCAGGTGGGGTTACAAACAAAATGGTGTTTGATTTTATTAAAGAAAACCTTAACTTTGACCAATTAATTTGGGAATTTGGAACAGATGCTAATCCAGATTGGGTACACGTTTCTTACGAGTCAACAGGAAAACAACGTAAACAAATCCTTAAAGCAGTTAGAAAAGGTGGTGCTACATCTTATGTACCATACAAATAATTAAATTTTTTTAAATGGCTTTACAAGTAACAGGATCATTTAAATTAACTAACGGAACATACGCCATTAATCCTGAGATTTTAATGTGCCCAAATCTTCCATATCGGAATATTTTAAATCTACAAGCCCAAATAACCCTCCCAGGATTATCTCCAATTCCTTTTCCAATAGATAATAGTTATTATGCTGTAGATGAATTATATTACAATAATATTGATTTAAATATCCTACCAACTTCATCTATGGAAAATCCATATGCAGCATTGATTAATTCATTAGATCAATATGTAAAAGCAGATTTAGAAATCCAACAACCAGATTGTATTTATAATATAATTTAATTAAATTTTTAAAAATTCTTGGAGCCCCAATAGGGGCTCCTTATATTTCCCATTATGCAACAAAAATATTTACCTTGGTTTTTGCTGTTTTGTGCAATAGGATTGTCAACAACAGCAGCTTATTATAGTGTAATCGGTTTATCTGTAGTATTTACCGGTGTAGCTATACCTGTAATTGTAATGGGTTCATTTTTGGAAGTATCCAAAATTGCAATTGCAACTTATCTCCATAATGCGTGGAAAAAAACATATACTCTTTTAAAAGTATACTTAACTATAGCACTAGTAGTGTTATCTGTTATTACTTCTATTGGGATTTATGGTTTATTAAGTACAGGATTTCAAGAAAATATTGCTAAACTTGAAATTGGAACTAAACAAATTCAAAATATAGAAGTTAAAAAACAAAGATTTGAGGAAATTAAACTTGAACTCTCCAAAGAAAAAACCATCTTAGACAAAGATATCTCCCAGTTACGTAATGCTCTATCTACAAATACAACTACCCAATCAGTAGATGCTAAAACAGGACAGATAGTTACAAAAGCAAATAACGCTAATCGTAAATCATTTGAAACACAACTTGTAGGTGCTCAAACTAATAGAGACAAACTATCTACTAAAATAGATGCTTTAAACGATTCCATTACAAATTTAGACATTCAAATTTTAGATATGGAATCTAAAGCAAGTGAGGCAAATGAACTAGGTGCAGTACAATATGTAAGTGAAATTACTGGAGCTGACCTTAAAACTGTGGCAAATTGGTTTATATTCATGTTGATCTTTGTATTTGATCCATTAGCCATTACCCTTGTTATAGCAACAAACCAAGCATTTGCTCAACGCAAACCTAAAATAAATATTTACGGTAAACCAAAACCAATTGAACCTGAACCTGTAGTTGAAATTCCATTTTCTTCAAAAGAAATAGTTGAACAAGAAAAACAATCTATTTTAACTGAAATAGATAGAATTAATCGTTCAGGAGTATCTGGAAGAAAAGCAGGACCAGCAATTGAACAACTTCAAAACCGTTTAAGAGATTTAGATAACACCATAACATATTAATATTTATAGTATGACATGGAAAATCTTCAATCAGAACAACCTATAATTTGGATAGAAGTTATAGACCCTAATAGTGGAGCAATATTTTATACTCCTATAAGTGGTTCTATTACTCTTAGAAATACTTCAGTTAGTTTAGCTACTACTGCTTCTTATGCTTTAAGTGGAGGAAGTGGCGGAGGAGGTGGTGGGACTACTAATACTGGATCTTTATTAACAACTGCTTCATTTTCTAATCCAAATTTAACATTTACAAAAGGTAACGGAAGTACATTTAATGTAAATTTATCTTCATTAAATCCTACAAGTGCTTCATATGCAACAACCGCTTCATATGTTTTAAATGCTATAAGTGCTTCATTTGCTTCAACCGCTTCATTTGTACAAACCACACAAACAGCCTCTTACGTTTTAAATGCTATAAGTGCTTCATTTGCTAGTACTGCATCATTTATAAATCCAACATCAACAAATGCTTTTATACAGGGTGGTAATAGTTTTGGAGCCCAGACACTTTTAGGCACAAATGATGATCAATCACTGGCATTTGAAACAAGTGGTTCTATTAGAATGTTTATTTCTAGTAGTGGTCGTATTAGTATTAATAAATCTAGTTCAAATGCTACTTTAGATATAAATGGAAGTACTTTAACCTCAGGTTCATCAACTTGGGTATCCCCTGGATTTAACAACGGATATATATCCCCAGGAAGTGATGGAATTTCTATAGGAAATAGCAACTCAGGAGTTCATATTCGTATTCGAAATTCAAATCGCACCAATTTTGACCAATCCGTTGGTGTTGGAGGTCCAAATTTTGGTCAATCTACCTCAGATCGTATTACTATATTAACAGGAGGTACTACTAGTGGTCAAACAGGACTTTGGGTTGGTAGTAGTGCAAATAACAATATATTTAAAGTACAAGGGGATAGTAGAGTAGCTATTAATTTAGCTACAGCAACTTCCGCTTTACATATCCAAGGTACAGGTTCAACCTCTGCTACTACTGCATTAACCGTACAAAATTCAAGTACTAGTGCTTCATTAGTTGTATTAGATAATGGATTTGTTGGTATTAATACAGGATCTGCTCAATATAATTTAGATGTGAATGGTACTGCTAGAACAACAGGAGCCATGACTATAGGTTCATCTATTATTACCGGAAATTTTGGAAATTTAACTCTCTCAAATAATGGAGTTGCAGGTGTTAGTTTAACTTTTACAAATGGTGAATGGGGTAGCCCTAATCCTGCTATTTTTGGTACTACAGGTCTTCATGCACATGCATCTTCACAAGTAGAAATTAAAAGTACAACGCGAGGTTTCCTACCACCTAGAATGACTTTAGCTCAACGCACAGCTATTTCATCCCCGGCCGTTGGTCTTATTGTATATGAAACTGGTTCTACTGCGACTGAAGGTTTATGGCTTAATGAATCAACAGGTTGGCAGCAATTATTAGCTAATACTGGTTCACAATCTATATTAGGTTCACTTACAATAACTGGAGGTATAACTGGTTCATTATTAGGTACAGCTTCATTTGCTTCAACTGCTTCTATTGTTCCTTCATATGAAGGTGCATGGATTTCATACACCCCAGTATGGACAGCAAATTCAGTAAATCCTGTAATTGGAAATGGTACAATTGAAGGTTACTATAAAGTAATTGGTAAAACATGCTTTGTAAGAGGTAATATAGCAATGGGATCAACTACAACATTTGGTTCTGGAGAATGGTATGTTTCAATGCCATTTACAGCATCACATGCTGATGCTATACTAATGACAGCAAATTTACTAGATAACGGTTCAGCTTGGTATAATGCAGTGTTAAATGGAGCACGCGCTGGATTTAATTTTAAAACAGCAATACAGTACCAATCAACAGGTGGTACAGCATTAGATGTTAATGCAACCCAACCATTTACATGGGCAAATACTGATAGATTTCTTTGGAATGGTTCTTTTGAAATTGCT